GTCGCTGGTGCTACCCCCAAACAAGACAGACCTGAGTTTGAGATTATGAAAGAACTAATTTCCCGCCTAGATAAGATGGCTGATCGTGATCCAATGACTGTTGCAGTAGATGGCGATAAAGTTGTTGTTCGCAAAGGCGATAACGAAACCGCTATAGGGAGATAATATGTTACCGCTAATGGCATTAGTCGATGTTGGGATGAAAGTCCTAGACAAGTTTATCCCTGACCCTGAAGCTAAAGCCAAGGCTCAAAAAGAACTTCTACAGATGCAACAAGAAGGCAGGTTGGCTGAACTACAAGCTGACAATATTGAGGCGCAAGAACTTACTAAACGGCATGAAGCAGACATGGGAAGCGACTCTACGCTATCCAAAAATATCCGACCTATGACTCTTGTGTTTATTCTAATTGTCTACTCTACCTTTGCGATGATGTCCGCTTGGGATATAGAGGTCAATAACAACTATGTAGAACTGCTTGGACAGTGGGGTATGTTAATTATGTCCTTCTATTTTGGCGGGCGTACTCTTGAGAAGATCATGGATATGAAGAGGTCAAAAGATGAGTCTAAGTGAACACTTTACCTTTGAAGAACTAACGCACACAGACCATCGGCAGTTTGACAATACTCCTAATGCCTCTGAAATGGCTAACCTTGTACGTTTGGCTGCGCTTCTTGAAGAAGTTAAAATAGCCATAGGCGGTAAGCCTGTAATGATTAATTCGGCGTTTCGTTGCAAAGAGGTAAATGATGCCGTAGGTTCTAAAGATACTAGTCAGCACCGTATTGGATGCGCTGCTGATCTTCGTGTACCAGGCATGACCCCCGATGAAGTTGTTAAAGCGGTGATTGCCTCTGGTATTGGTTACGACCAAATAATCCGTGAGTTTGACCGCTGGACACATATCTCAGTTCCTAACACAAAAGACATGACACCAAGGCGGCAAGCCCTTATCATTGACAAATCAGGAACACGTCAATACGTCTAAGGGTAAACCCGTATGCCATTACAAAAACTTCAATTTAGACCAGGACTTAACCGAGAAGGTACAGACTACTCCAACGAGGGTGGTTGGTACGATGCCGACAAAGTGCGCTTTCGTTCTGGTTTTCCTGAGAAGATTGGTGGTTGGAGCCGTATGGCTAATGCTCAATTCTTAGGGTTGGCGCGGTCTTTATGGAATTGGGTTACGTTAGCAGGATCTAATTATCTAGGTGTTGGTACAACTGTTAAGTACTATGTTGAGCAGGGTGGTACGTACAACGACATTACCCCCGTGGTAGTTACTTCAGCTAACGTAGCAAATGCTTTTGTAGCAACAAACGGCTCTAACGTAGTTACGGTTATTGACAGCACGTATAACCCTGCCGTGGGGGATTACCTTACTATTTCTAGTGCGGCTAGTCTTGGTGGCGCTATAACGGCTACTGTTCTAAATAACGAGTTTGCTGTTAATTCTCTAGTTAATTCAACTGCTTATACTATTGTTGTCTCGGTTACTGCAGATGCTTCAGATACAGGCAACGGAGGTTCTGGCACCGACATTGCTTACCAACAACCTATTGGTCTAAATACATACACTTTAGGTACTGGATGGGGCGCTGGACCTTGGCCCGTTACAGGCGTAACAACTAGCCTAACCGACCCATTTGCCACAACCAATGCTAGTAACGTAGTTACAGTAACCCAGACAGCCCATGGTTTAACTAACGGCAAAGCAGTTATTTTTTCCAACGCTGCAAATACAGGTGGGGTTTCATCTGTCCTTTTAAATACATTGTTCTACCCCACAGTTGCTAATGCCAACGCATACACTATTACGGTTCAGGCTAATGCAACATCTAACGTAGCTGCAGGTGGCGGTAACGTCATTGCCTATACCCAAACTGGTGTTCATGGTTGGGGTGATTCGTATCCTGCATCTAGTATTGGAGAACAGCTACGTCTTTGTACTAACGACAACTACGGGCAAGACTTATTTATTGCTCCTCGTGGGGGGTCTATTTTTTACTGGATCCCAGCTGGAAGCGTCTATCCTAGTAACGCAGCGGGTGGTTTAACTACAAGAGCACAATTTCTTTCTGTTGAGTCTACCGCTGCTGGGTATGACGGTACAAGGGTACCAACCGCTACCTTTCAAGTTTTATCTTCAGCAATTCAACGTTTTGTTATTTGCATGGGTGCCAATCCATACGACCCAACAACAGCCGCTACAACCTTTGACCCAATGTTGGTGCGTTGGTCTGACCAAGAAAACCCCTATGAGTGGGTACCTGCAGTAACTAACCAATCAGGTGAATTTAGGTTGTCTAACGGCTCATTTATTATGGGTTCCCGTGCAACCCGCCAAGAAATTTTGGTATGGACAGATTCTGCTATTTACTCCATGCAATACCTAGGACCTCCTTATATTTGGGGCTTTCAGATCCTCATGGACAACATTTCAATTATGTCTCCAAACGCTATGATTACAGTCAATAACGTAACGTATTGGATGGGTGTTGATAAGTTTTATATGTACTCAGGTCGTGTTGAGACTTTGCCTTGCTCGCTCTGGCAATACACCTTTGAGGATATTAATAAAGAACAAGCCTTCCAAGTATTTTGTGGTGGCAACGAGAGCTACAATGAAGTATGGTGGTTCTACTGCTCACAGGGAAGTAACGTCATAAATAAGTACATTATTTACAACTACCTAGAGCGTACTTGGTACTACGGCACAATGGGGCGTACGGCTTGGCTAGACTCTGGCTTACGTCAATACCCTATGGCTGCTGACTACAACAACAGGATGCTATTCCATGAATCTGTGGTAGATGACGTATCAGGTACAAGCCCAGTGCCAATTAACGCTTATATACAGTCTTCTGACTTTGATATTGGGGACGGGCATAACTTTGGGTTTGTCTGGCGCATCTTACCTGACGTAAACTTTAACGGCTCAAACGTCAATAACCCATATGTAACAATGAGGGTTAAACCCCGTCAAAACTCTGGAGCGCCTTATGGTACGGCAGATAACCCAGAAGTAATTAGCGGGGATAACTTTTCTACCGCTTCTGTCTACAACATCCAAGAGTTTACTGGGCAGGTCTATACCCGCTTACGTGGTCGCCAGCTTGCCTTTAGGATTGAGTCGGATTCGCTGGGTGTGGCATGGCAGTTAGGTAGCCCACGGATTGATATTCGCAACGACGGGCGTAGGTAATGGCAGTCAACCCCCAGATTAAGACCCTAGACCTTAGACCGCCAAAAGCGCCTAACTTACCCATTGCGCCTGTAGATTATCGCCAGCAGTACCAAGATCAGTTATTAAATGCTCTACGCCTATACTTTAACCAGATAGATAACTTTGGGTTTGGTTTATTAAATACATCAGGCGGAGGTGGAATTAGCTTTCCTTATATTGCTGCGTCTGATAATACCGATCAGCTTGCCACTGCTACAAACACTCCTACAATAGTTACATGGAACACGTTAGATAGTGGCAACGGGTTTACTTTAGCTGCTCCTGGAACTGCTACCGCCGAAGTATCTGGGATCTACAAGATTACATATAGCCTTCAGCTTGCTAATACAGACAATGCCCAGCATGACGCAGCGGTATGGTTAAAGATAAATAACAGCAATGTAGCCAATTCTACGACTCTATTTACTGTACCAGCCCGCAAAAGCGCTGGAGTGTTTAGCTATGTCTGTGCCTACTCCGAGGTGGTGTTTTCAATAAATGCTGGGGATGAGATAGAACTGTACTGGGCAACTAACCAAGCCTACGATACTTCTCCCGCAACGGACGGTATTTATATAGAACATTTAGCCGCACAAAGTAGCCCGTATGTTAGACCAGCCACACCATCTGCATTAGGCTCAATAACCTTTGTTTCAAGACTACCAACAAACACATAACGATGACAACATCTATACAAAATACTCCAAACAAGGTAAAGTTCAGACAGGATGTTTTAGCTGTTGAACAGGGCCTTAAAGATAAGGTTGCGTCAGGAGAAATAGTTCCAGATGATAGCCCTTTAAAGCATTACTTTTCACCAGTAGACGAGAAATACGGTTGTTGCACTTATGCTAGAGAAATTCTTTTACGAAAAGGAAGTTTAGTTATAGGTAAAATACACAAACATCAGCACTTAAACATTATCTCTAAAGGTAAAGTTACGGTGTTTACCGAGTTTGGCAAAAAGGAATTAGAGGGGCCTTGTACATTTGTATCAGAAGTAGGTCTAAAACGTGCCGTATATGCACACGAAGATACCATCTGGACAACTATACATTTAACTGCCCATGTGGGCGAAGAGAATTTAGACAAAGTTGAAGACGAAGTCATAGCGCCAGATTATGGTGATTTGGGTTTGATAGCGTCTGTCAATGACTTAGTTGGGATTGAGGGAGAAAAACTATGACTTGGGTAGCCGTCGGTACAGCAGCAGCTATTGGTGCAGGTGTAGGCGCAGGAAGCGCCGCAATTCAAGGTAAAGATACTGATGAAATTTTAGAAGGTGCTCTTATCGGTGGCGCTACAGGTGCTGTAACAGGAGGCGCTGGTGCGGCTTTTGGCGGCAGTGCAGCTAGTACTGTTGGTACTGAACTTGGTAAAGAAGCCGTTACCGAAGTTGGAAAAGAAGCAGCTACTCAAGCAGTTCAAGAAGGGATTAAAGAAGGTGCTACCCAAGTTTTAGCTGAGGCTGCTCCACAAGCTATCCAAGAATCTGCGGTTAATCAAGGTATTTTGCAGGCTGGTGCTACCCCTGCTGGTGCTATTCCCCCACCTCCTGCTGGTTCTGTGCCATTAATTCCTGCTGGCACTACCCCTGCTGGTGCTATTCCTCCTCCCGCCGCTGGTTTGGAACAAGTTGGTCCTAGCCAGGCAGAAATAAACGCAATTAATCAAGGCAATGCTGATTCTATAGCTGCACGAGGTACAGGTACACAAGTAGCTGGTCCTGCTATGAATATTGAGCCAGCTGGTGTTTCTCCTTCTGCTGCCCAAATGAATTTCTATACTGGAACTTCTGAAGGTCCTCAGACTTTTTCTGAGATGCCAGACTTTCGTGAAGCGTATTCGGCAAAAGATTCTGTGGGATTTAAGGACGAGGCAGAATTACTAAACGCTCCAGAAACTAATCCATTCTTGCAAGGTGTTAAAGATGTAGGAAGCTGGATGAACGCTAATAAAGGCTATACAGCTGCTGGCGCTTATTTAGGTTTACAGTCTATGGGCGCTTTTAACCAAAATTCAGCTAGTAGACCGCCAGAAAAAAGACAGTTTAATAACCCATATAGACTTTCGCCTGATTTTAAAGGTGGTCCATATAGCGAACCTAATGTTTATAAGCCTAAAACTTATAACTACGCTTCGGGCGGAATTACTTCCTTGCAAGGCGGTGGTGGTCCTGTAGAGCGTATGAGCCAAATGAACACGGCTATGAACCCTCAAGGTGGTATGTACCCTATGGGAATGATTGATAAGACTCAATATGCTACCCCAACCCAGCGCCCAGTAAGCGCTGAAATGGTTTCTGCAGCTCCTGCTTATGAACGGTCTAACCCCATGCTTATGGCTTCTGGCGGGATTGCTAGATATGCTGAAGGTGAAGAAGTTGAAGAACGTCCTACCCGTCGTTATCGTGGCGATTTAATGGGTACTTTAGATAAGTACAACGAGATGATTGGAGGCAGTAAAAAAATGTCTGGGCCTCCCGCAACTGATGTTGGTATTGTTAGTGATACTGACCCAGATACAAGACTTCAAGACGCTTACACTGCGGCGTTAACTAGACTAAAGAAAACT